GATTACCCGTAACACCATTTGCTAAATTGACCTGACTCCAAGATGGATTGTTACTAGCACCCTGATTTGATAAATAGCGTGTAGAACCGACATCTTTTCCTAATCTTGTCCACGCATTTACACCAGAACCATATAGCAAGTCTCCTTGAGCAACCGAACTTTGTTGAGTTCCTCCTCTGGTTGCCCCTAATTGACCCGTCCACCCAAGGGTTAATGATGCTGCCCTTAATAAGGCTGTCGAAGGAGTTCCACCTAAAGTTAAAGTGACATTTGTATCGTCTGTTTTGGTAAGAGCAGCCCCTGTAATATCACCTCCAGAGATGGTGGCCCAGGAAGGAGCAGCCGATATAGTTCCATTACCAGTCTGGGATAAGTATTGTTTTGCAGTGGTTGTATTACCTGCTAACTTTGAAAGCGTGTTTGCAGCAGAAGCATATAAAGTATCACCCAAAATGTAAGATGATTGATTTGTTCCTCCGTAAATTTCAGAAATCACGCTTCCTTGCCAAGTACCTGTGCCTATCGTCCCTAATGTGGTTATAGACGTCTGACCAACGTATGTGGCTGCAATGTCAATCTGAGGAGTTGTTCCACCTGTGGAAGTTATGCGATTCGGCGTTCCTGTAACAGAAGTAACACCAGTTCCGGCAGGTACAGACCAAGTGCCATCACCTCTCCAGAAAGTTGATGCTGATGCACTGGTTCCGCTATTTAAATTGGTAACCGGGAGATTACCCGTAACACCATTTGCTAAATTAACCTGGTCCCAATTAGGATTATTGCTCGTGCCAGTATTCGCCAAATATCGTGTTGTTGAAACATTCTTAGGCAATGCAACCAAAGTATTGGTAGCACTGGAATAAATCATATCTCCTTGGCTAAAAGATGATAATCCAGTACCTCCATAGATTGGGGATATGATATTTCCCTGCCAGGTTCCAGAACTTATAGTTCCCAGAGTTGTTATTGAAGTCTGGCCAACATAAGTTGCTGCAATATCTATAACTGGAGTTGTCCCGCCAGTAGATGTGATTCTGTTTAATGTACCAGAAACACTGGTGACCCCACTTCCTGATGGGACTGGTTGAATCCAAGACATTGAATTTGCATCGTAATACTCAAAAGAGTTAAGTGTTGTGTTGTATCGAATCATGCCATTTGTAGGCATTACAGGTCTTTGGCCGCTTGTGCCAAAAGGTATTGTCGTGTGAGAAGTTCCGGACATTTCCGGGTTAGGTGCAAAAGATATTTGCGGATTTGCGGCCTGACCATCTCCATTGGTAATGGTTATCTGATTTGCAGAACCAATTAATGTGCGAGATACCAAATCCCCAGTGCCTGTAGTTACAGACATAAATCCTGAAGATAGGGACGATAATGCAAAACCTGAAAAAAGGGACGAGGTGCCAATTTTTACGATGAAAGAAGAATTGGCTAAGTCTTGCACTGTTTTTCCTGATACGGCACCTTGGTTTAAAAGACCTATCATTGAGGCCCCATCCCCAACAGTATGTGCTGCTAAGCGTGCAATAAGTGCTGCTACATCACTGTCCCCGGATATCTGTGACCATAGCACTCCATTGTAGAACTCAAATTGCTCAAAATCTGTGTTGTATCTAATGGTGGGCGTTGCAGGAGATACTGGGCGCTGGGCTGTGTTTCCTGTTTCTTCAAACTGAAGCTGCGCGGTAACTTTGGCGTTTGCCCCGCTTGATAATACGGGTACTGTTTGTCCAAGTTTGAAATTACCAGCACTTGGCATCTCGCTTATTTTTAATGTTTCAACCATCTCGTTAACTCCCTGTCAACGCAATGTTTAAAATTTATGAACCTTGGATTTGCCTTAAAGAAATTCCTACATAAGCGCTAGTATCAGGGGTTATCGCATGAATAACATCCCCTCCCCTTACATAACGCTTCTTTGGCCTAAATTCGTTATATTGCTCATTATCGAAAGTTCCCGCCGAAGGAACTGTGGGAATGGCATTAGTTCTAACAAACACATTTGAGGTAGAGGTATAAGAAAAATAAGCCTGGTATTGCATATTTGGTGTGCCAGGTACGGTAATTGCTTGTTCGTTATTTGCTGCAAGCGCTAACTGATAACAAGTGTCAGAGAAAGGCATTGTTTCGTGATAATTGCTGTTGTATGGAATGGCCACAAAAAACTCCTTTAAGATAAGATAATCCCAGGTCTGCAATCTGAAACATAATGGTATTGAATCCATGTAGCTGGGATTATGTTCGATTGTATGTTGGCGATATTATTTACAAGATATTGCGTGGTGGGAGGCCCTGTGCCATTACCACGGCTTAAGACTCTAAATCCTTTAGAATCCACAACTGGATCATCCCAATATTTTGGGTCAGCAGAACTGGATATGTCATTTTCAGCAGTCTGCGCGACCCCACTCCCTCTTCCAAAACTTTGCACACGATTTGCCGTAGTAGAAGTACCACTGTAGAAAATAAGGCTTGGCGTGGACCACTTTGGAGTTTCCCAATGCCCTCCAAAAGTGTTTGCAAATGCTGCTGCAAGCGTTCCTGAGGTTTGCGCAGAAACCATAAGTGCTATTAATTGACCTCCGGTTACCGCAGAAGGAACCGTTGCTCCTTTTAAAAATGTCGTCTCATAGTATCTCTGGCATTCACGCAAAACTTCATCTTGGGTTTGTGGTGCGGGTATGGTTGGAATTTGGCCTGGCACAAGCGATATAGACCTAAATTCAACCGCATTTCCTGCTAAAACTGTATTTGTTCCAACCACAATGGCAAAATATTTGCCCGTCAAATAGGCAGATTCATCTCTAAAGTTAGAAAAGCCAAAGCTTGCAACAGAAGTAGCATTAGTAGATGAAAAAGTGGCTTTACCTAGATTTTTTCTCCCTACTTCATACCATCCAGAAGCAACAGAGCTTGGGAATCCGTTATCATCTAAGGCTGATACAACAGAGTCATTAGTACCGGAATCTACATTTGGCAAGCTGGCATTGTCACTCCACCACAGAGAGATAGTAAGAGTTTGCTCTACAGTAGAAGACATCTCTACATTAACACTAATCTCACCTGAAACCAGTTGCGTAAAAACATTCTGAGCTTCTTCCGAAGTAAGATACTGTATAACAGCCATCTTAGTGTTCTTGCCTGGTGCTGCTATAAGTTCAAGCATGCCTATAGTGGCTTCCCTTGTTACTGTAATTGCGCTGTCTTCAGACTGAAAAATTATGGTTTGGTCCCACGTATAATAAGACTTATTGGCCCCCACTGCCTGAGGAACAAATGACTCACCATGCTGGGCAGGATTAAGCACAAAATCCCAGCCTACCAAATAACTTGGAATAGGTTTATATGCCAATCTATCTTTGTAATAATTGAATGCATGATCTATTTGCCTGTTTATTGAGTCTTGCTCAAAACTTGGTTCAACTGGCAAATCCTGAACTACAACTTGAATGCTTGTTACATAAATGTCTACATTATTAGGAAGTGCTAATTTGTAATCTATATAAGCTGCAGGAGGCATATCTGGATTTGTAGTATCTCCTAAAACTCCATAACCTGTATATTCTTCAAAAGCCCCACTTATTTCCTGTTCTTCGAGAATGGTAGCCAGAGGAACATCATTTGAATCTATCAAAAATGCATTTACATCTTGGGGAGCGCCATTAATACGAGCTGTTAGCGTAGAAGAAACAGTCTTATTTGCCCAAAGCATCCCATTTTGCTCAAATCTTTGCCTTAGGAAACATTCTCCTGAATCCCAGCCTGTAAGCGTAATATGAAGCGCATAAGGTGCATTTGAGGGGTTTTTTGTAGACTCATCAAGAGGCTCTTGCTCTAATTCAACAGTACCTGAACCACCAAGCTCCAAAACCCAACCGGGGGCTACTTCTAGTGATAAATCCGTCCCACTTACTGAATAAGGAACACTAAAATTCACAAGCGAGAATTGCGGATTTGTTATTTGATTACTTGATGTGAAAGCGACTGTATCTATTGGCCCAGAGCCACCTTCTGGACGATAGTTTTCAACTAAATAGATGAGTGGGTCTTGTTGGGTTGGGCCTTGCCGAAACTCTAATCTATAAACTCTTCCTGAAACAAAAAATATATCAGTGGGCAGCGTCCCATTGGCTAAGAATTGTATGGGCTGATCCCATACCGTGGTTAGCCCTGAATCGTGATAAACATCTGAGTAATTATATGGGATGGTATTTTCGAGTACGAAAAGATAGAAAGTATCATCGAATGCATGTGTGGTTAGGTCTACTTCAAACCATATGGGATTTGCCCCGCGAACTCCTGTTGCCATCTGACGACTCCATGTCAAATTTGCTCATATTGTAAAGGGTTTTTTAAGTTATGGATATGGGTTCGGTAGGAACGGGAATAACACGCTCTTAAGGCGCTTTTAAGACGGTGACAATTTGTCTCCGTCTTATTATTCCGCATTTATTTCTTTCTAGGCTTTGATTTTCCAGCCTCGCTCATAGCAATGGCGATACTTTGTTTCTCAGGACGACCACTCCTTCGTAATTCCGAAATATTTTCTGAGATAACCTTTTTGGATTTTCCTTTTTTTAGTGGCATTGTATTATCCTTGAAATAATGCTTGTATTTTTAATCACTTTGATGGTAGTTTTTATATTTTTTATCGAGACTAGTTATGTGGGAATTTCTACTTATAGCAGGTGTAATAATGACTTTAATAGGATGGATAGGTGAGCAATGGTAATTACTCAAGAATTTTTGATGCGATTCTTTTCCCCTTGTTAGTTCCAAATCCCAAAAATGCCAATGCAGTTGTTGGTATGCCAACTTTTCTTAATACAGGGAAAACATCCTCTTTTATCTTCATGTACTTTCTATAATCATTAATACCTCCTCTAAGCAAATCCGCTTCTTTATAATGACCTAATGACCTAAGCTTGTCTTCCATTTGCTTCAACATGCTTTGTTTTAAGTCAAAAGCCTCAGGAGCACGCAATTTTTCAGATGCCAAAGGAGATTTTTTAAGTTGTCTTGCATGGTGCCCTATTTGAGATTGCATAGCAAATGCTGGTTTGTATTCGCCCATTATTACAGAGGAAATCATCTCTTCCGTAGAAGGTGTTTTTGGAAGAAATCTTTGTGCTTGCTGAATGGTTTCAGGAGTAAATGCAAAATCTTCTATGCCTTTTTTGCTTATAAGTTTGTTTGCCTTATTTATTCTTCTAGCACCCAAGCGCTCCGTAAATGGATATTTAAAAGCGCCAGTACGAAGCAGAGACCCTCCTGCTAAGAACTCTGGGGCATGCTCAATGCCTTTTTGTAAAATAGAGTCCATTAAAGTTGGCTCGCCAGTTTGCCCAAAAACATCCCCGTATTCTTCTGGATCATAAGGCAGATACGAAGACAATGGTTTCCCCTGGCGCATTTTTTCAGACATTGGTAGACCTGAAAATATCTCTGAAAGTGGTGATGTTGCACTTTCTAAACCTTGGGTTACATCATGAGGAAGATTATGAACATTTCTACCCAGGTGAGTCAGACCAATTAATATGTTCCTTGGAAGTTTTGATAAGAAACTTTCTTCTGGTGTTTGTGGGATTTCTTCATACTCTTCAACAGGAGTTAATTGATTAGTATCAAACTCAACGCTATCTTCTTCTATGGGCCTTAATTTTGAATAATCAAATTTTGACTTAGCCACGTTTCCACCCCTCTGGCAAATGAGCAGCATTTTCTTCTGTGGTTTCAAATTTCTTTCCATTTGGGTCTATAACTATTACCAATGAATCACCCATATTTTTTTTGTCTCTAAGATATTTTTTATCATTCTGGAATTTTTCAGGCTCAAAATATTGCTTCTGAAATGCAGGAACCGATCTCTCAGCAGCAGACGTGGACTCATTAAGTATTTCCTGAAATCTTTTATCTGCTTTAATAGCAGCTTCAGGAGGTAATGAAAATTGCTTAATAATGTTAGTCATGGTTTTTGGTATATCTGAAGAATCCAGGGAATCTCCTAGTTGTTTCATAATTATTTTTTGCTTTCCACTTCCTAAAGTAGCAGATTCTTTAACAGTTCCAGCAGTAAGAAGTTTTTTCCCTAAAAGAAAATCGTCAATAAGTTTTGTTGCTTGTGGATTTCTTCCATACTGAGAGGCAGCATTAGATATTTTGCTATACGATCCTTTTCCTGAAAGAGGAGACAGGCCTTGAGATATATAAGGAAATATATTATTAAAAAAACCTCGCCCTCTATATTCATCGCGTTCTTTTGCAGTAAGTGGTATTTCCTTGCCAACACGCGCTCCTGTTTCAGGATCAAACATCCATCGCTCGCCCGTCTTAAGACCACCTATAGTGCGGCCACGAACATCGCTTAAATCTTCTTGAGCCTGTAATTTTGCATCGAATAGTTTCTGCGCATTTAGATAAACAGGGCTATTCTCACCAACTTCTGATTTAAGTCTTTCTAAATCTCGTGCTTCTCTTGCAACGCCTTGATAAGCATTCTCACCACCCATTTTGGGAATGGGGATTCCTAGACTTTTTGCAGTTATTGCTTGCATTAAATATTCTAGAGGAATGCCATTTATAGATTTTTTATTCATATGGACATCATTTGAAGGTTCCTGACCTTCTGGGGAAATTCCTCCACCTGAAAATACATTAGATATTTGCGAGCTCTGCTCAGGGGGACTGGCAGCCTCCATAATTCTATTTCTAATATCTCGCTCAAACTCAGCAGCAGCATGCTTATCTTTCAATTCTTGCAATCTATAATCAAACAAAGCAGCATTTCTGCCAGCAGCAGCCTGTCTTAATCCAAATTCTTGCTGAAAATGCCTTTCTAATTGCGCATCTTTTGCTCTTTGTAACGCGGCTTGTTGTTGAAAATGTTTCTCTAGCTGAGCTTGCCTTTCTCTCTCCAAAATAGGCTGCATAAGACGAGAAAACATGGAAGAACCAGTGTTAATGCCACTTAAAAGAGATTCCTCAAAAGGTCTTGGCATAGGAATATTTAAAGCCATTTAAGCACCTCCTGATAAATTCCAGCGCTTGGCAAGTGCGCCTCCCATAGGACCTCCCAAAACACTCCCAAGAACACTTCCTCCAAGACCCAAAAGACTACTAAATAATCCACCCGGTGAATTTTCACGCCCATAAGCCAATTGCGAAGCATTTTCTCCCATATGCATAGCCCCTTGCGCCATATTTGAAGCGGTAGAAGCGCCTGTATTGTATATATTCCCTGCGATACCCGCGCCCTGCAAATATTGGTTTATAAGGCTATTAATGTAATTATCGCGATCTTCTAACCCAATTCGACTTTTACCCTCCTGAATAACTTGAAGTGCGGGCGTTGACCCCAAAAGACCCATACTTGAAGCGGCATTCATACCGTGCTCTCCTGCTAAATTCTCAGCATAACGAGCAGAAGGACTTTCGGTATAAGCATTTTGAAATCGAGACATCAATCCCTCGGGATTTAAGAGAGCCTGCATAGCTCCTGACAAAGGACCATAGGCTTCTTGTCCAAATTGGTTGTAGGGTTTTTGAAAAGATTGTGCTTGATTGTAGTAGCGCTCCATTTCATCTTGAGCGCTTTTGTATCCCCTTTCGGGATGAAAAAAACTTGAAAATAGGCCCATAGCTTATCCTTAAACTATAACAAAACCTGTGGTTTGTGTGCTTAACGTAATCCATGTTAAGTCCGCTTCAACGCAGATAATTTCAATACTATCATATCTACTTGATGAACTTATGCTTGCCGTTGCAGTACCAGGAACCGCTGCCAATTTAATCTCTTGCCCTGATGCTGGGAAAACCTCTAACCTCCAACCACCAGCACCAAATCCCGCAACAGTCATCCTAGAGCCAACCGGAGAGAGTTCAGGAAGCACAATAGTAGTAAGCAATGCATTTGTTGTGATGTAACTAGAGTTTATCTGTCCAGCTTGTGTAGTGCCCGTAATAACATTGGTAGAATTTACTGCAAACTGTATGTCATTTAAGTTTTCATTCAAAGAGTCAACAAGAACCCAAAGCCATTGCAAAAACTGATAATCAAACTCACTATTTGCGATCGGAGCCGCATCAATCTTATCTAGCAAAAGGCTCATTAATTAGCCCCACCAGATGCGCGTCTAGTATTTCTAACGCCTCCCAAAATAACAATTGGCGCAGAACTAACGCAAACAAGCTTGTAACAGCGATTTCTGCTCGCAGATAGTTCATACCATCTCATTCTATATCTGTATTGACCAAGCCTACTAAATTCACGAACATCAGCGCTTATAAATGTTTCGCCGCCATCATCAGAATAATAAAGCTCAATGTGAGGTTTAAATAAAGCATAGTAGTGGTTATCGTCAAATTGGGGTGTGTTTCCATGTTCAGCCAGAATGAACTCGCCATTTTCCGTAGTAAGATAAATAGGGTTTTCATCGGTGGAATCCTCCGAAACTAAAAATACTGCATTTGAAAAAGGCGCCATCGATTTATAAAAAGTCTTGTTGCCAAATACAAAGTCAATTTCAACATAGTCATCTATAAATTCTGCATAATCTGGCAAGAAGAGCTGACGTGTCACAAGCTCATAACGCATTGGAAATTTTAAAAAAGCATTATCAGCTTGAATATCAGGTTGCGACGTATTTCTAAGCTCATTGTAATAAATATTGCCTGCCATCTGATAAATAGCAGGATCTCCTTGGACTATCACAAGATGTTTGTTCGCAAAATAAACATGCTTTTGTATGCGATTTCTCTCGCCATTTAATTCAATAACGCGACCCCAAGTACCGGTCTCAAAATTATATTCAATAGAATTTGCCTCACTTATAACGTCAAGTTCTCCAAAATCAAAAAACTCCCCAGCCGATGCTCTATAAAAAATGGTGTTTTCATATTGATATAAAAATCCTGATACATCCCTCAAGATAAAAGGACTTAAGCCATCGGAATTAGAGGAGTTCTCAAGCAAAACATTAATAGCTTGAGATGATATGTCCTGAGGTGCTTGCCCGTTACTCATCATAAATGAAACAAGCCCATCTGAATTTTGAGCCAACCACACCATCATGCCAAATCCAACAGCCAAACTCTCATCATCAGAAATACCATAATCAAAGTTATACGATGAATTAAGTTTCCAGGGGAATTCTCGGGTGATACCTGCAATTGTGATTTGCGTTGCAATATTTGCCCACACATCAGTTGTGAAACTGCACAAAATGTACAATTGATTATGAAGCACGGCAAATTGCCCTATCACTCCTGAGGCGCGCGCGAATAATGGGACGCCATTTATCGTAAAATAGGTGGCAGCGGTTCCGGCTAAATCAACTTGCGTTAGGAAAAAGTTAGGGGTACCTCCTTCCGATACTACAAATCTATTACCAAATGCTGCCACATAGCGGGGATTACGGGGGGCATTGGGATCTGTGACCATTTCAGCAGTAACAGAAGAGCCATTCTCAGTAATCACAAATATATTTTCTTCATCCGTCATCATCGTATAAACAGTATTGCCAACAGCTAATGTGTCTGCCCAAATCTTTCCACCTAAGGCGACATTTATAGGCAAAGTATTTCTGTTAAAAAATCTATCAAATTGATAAACTGTTGTTCCTTCAACGACATAAAAATAATCTATAGATTTAAATTCAGCGCGAGGTTCAAAATTAAAGACAAGGCGGTTTGAATTTAGAAAATTGACATGCTTTCTTCCCATGGCAGGATATAAAGCTTGCTGTTTTTTCCCGGAATCAACTGAAATACCGTACCAATTGGCACAATTCATAGAACCAAACTGCTTGAAGCGCTGTTGGTCGTAGTAGCAAAATATGGGAAGCTGTTCTATGGGCATTATATTCCTGCCCTAACACGCCATGCGCCATTGAGCAAAGATTGCTCATCTCCTGCGATAGAAAGGTTGATCTCGCTTGAAGCTTCAATGACATCTCTTGCCTGCACATACATTTGCTCGAGTTTCTCTGTCCAGGCATCCGCGCGCCCCTTATACATACAAACATCTTTGGCGCATGCAAAGAGAAAAAATCTCACGTAGTAAGCTGGAATTGTATTCATATCGTCGTTGCTGGTTAGAACCGGCAACTGAAACTTTCCGCGCGCAAAAAAGGTATAAAACTGACTAGGAGCTGGGTAAAGTTGTGCAATCACATAGTCATTTTGCGGGAAAGTTATGATGAAGCGCGGAAGGCCTTGCAATGGCTCATATTTCCAAGCAGCCAAAAATTCGTCACGAGATTTATTAATTAATGGGTATGTGACACCTGTTAATTCAAGCCACGCGCTATCCATATTCGCAAGTCTACCTGATTCTATTTGAACAAGTGTTGGGTCAGGAGGCGTTATGACATAGCCTGGGTCTGTGAAAATTATAGATTTATTGCCGAGATTTACTGGTGCTGTAACAGTCTTTGCAATCGAAATCATAAGACCTGTTGATGCATAATATTGCAGCAATTGGTTTAAAACTTGTATGCAAAGCTTCTCATCGTCTCCGTGCAAAGGGATTGTTGGATTAGATGCGTTTATCAGGCGATAAACTTGGAAGCAAAAATCTCGAACGGTATAGGCCATTATTCATCCTTTTTCTTACGCGTCCTTTTTGGCGCTTGCTGAGCCTCTTTTTTCTCTTCTACTTCCCATTCAAACCAAAGACCTGTTTGTATATGTTTTTCAAACTCTCGCCACGAATTAACAAGCTTTTTATCGCCATTTGCTGCATATACATAAGCCCTAAAGTTATCTTCAGGAACTGCCCTTCCTTGATAAATCTTGAATATCCCTTCCATAAAATTTAATCCTTTTTATATACCCCAAAGACACAAGGTATTTTTTTGATTATGTGTCTTTGGGGTACCAGAGATTAAGAACAAATACGCACTGAAAATTCAGGGTTAATAGCAACCCCGCAGATGACGTCTATTCGGTCCAATTGTTCATAGTTACGAATATCAGCACCAAGTGAATAAGTCATAGCCAATTTGTACAAATCGCTATAACGTGTGCGCGCTTCAACTCCACCTCGGAGTTCTTTCAATGGAGGAGCTGCGAATACGACGGCTTGCGTGTGATAAGCAAGGGAAACGTTATGAGAATCTCGAAGCAACATTTGAGCACCATTTGGAATGGCCGCCGAAATGTTTTGGCGAGCACCTGAAGTAACAATATCAGGACTAACAGTAACAGTTGCAGTACCGCCACCTGATGAAATAACCTGCGATGTGACTACAAACTGGGCTCTTTGTTGGAGTGGCTCGTAGGTCAATGGGTTAACCATGAAAACTCCATCGGCATCATCTACTTCAATGATGTCGCCTTCTTCAAACACAACTGTTGATGCGACAAGGCCGTTTAATTGGATTGTATTGCCCGAGGTTATTGGCCCGTTAGTAACAACACCACCTAATTTGAAGCCCGCGGGAGGGGTTCCGCCTGCCTGACCAGCTCCTGCAATTTGACGTTGTAAGAAATTGGTTTTAAAGAAATCAAAACCTGACAAATGACCTATAAATCCATCAATCAAGGCGCCAGTGTTAACGCTCATGTTGAAGACGTTATAAAGATCGTTTGAAAGGTTTGCGGCAACGCGAGGAGGAACTGCACAATAGCGCTTTCCATCTTCAGGAATCGCTAATTCAGTCATATAAGCATCAGCAGACAAAATCGTATTGAAATCTACTGGAACCCCTGGAGTTCCTACTGCTTGATAAGTTTTCTTTTGGAAATTGTCAGTTGCGATGAATTTTTCAACCAGGTTTGCAAGACGCTTGGCGCGAGGGGCATTCGCCATCTCAAGATAGGGTTCATCACGAGCTCTGTCGAATGTAAGGTTAAAACCTGTGTATTCGATCATGGTTCGGAATTGCTGGGTAATAGACAAAGGACGAACAACCTGAACGCGAGCTTCGGCAGTAGCGGAAGCACCCTCTCCTGCAAGATAGCGTTCTTCTAAGCGGTAGTTGATTGTTTGGCCAGTTGCGAAGGTTAGATTTTTAAAATCGCCTTCAAGATTGCGGTTTGCGGTTCTTGCGAAAGCAAGAGAGTTCCAGAATCGGACAAACACGTCATCCAAGACGTAGTCCGTTGTACGAAAGACGTTAGCCATTATTGTTCTCCCTGAACAAACAAATGGTTAATAAATGCTCGTTATGAGCGCCTATTTACATTTGTCCGACGGGAGACATTAATTACGCGTCTATATGTGTGGGCGATGGAGTCCCTTACGCATCAGCAACAATTTTATGCTATATGTTAATCATGTCAATAAGTTGCTCTATCTTCTTCCACCCCTTGATTGTAATTGTGCTTTCCTTTTTGCATCAGATTGTGCAATCAAGTCTTCGATGGTGGGTTCTTTAGATTTTTGAGCTTTAGGCAATGAGCCATTGTCGATTGTCCGTGACAAAGGACTTGGCGCTTTTGTAGATGCGCGTGATTTTCGCATGCGCTCTTCAAGGCGCCCCATCTCAACCATTCTTGCATATGGATCCTTAAGTTTTGATATTCGGGTTAATTCCTCTGGCATTCTCTTTGATGCTGCATAAATAAAAGCCGAAGGGTCGTCTAGTGCGCGCAGAGCAAGTGTCATAGCATCGTCAATAGGTTGATTGGCAACAACTTCATGGAAATCATCAAATCTATCCATTCCTTCTGTAAATTTTCTTTCAAATGCACGATATGCTTCCTGTTCTATCTGCCTATTGCGCGCACTTTGTTCTTCTTGTTGCATATGAGACACAGTTTGTTTTACGAAAGATGCGAGCTGCTGTTGCCAATCTCCTTCTTCGTTTGCATCATACTTAAAATCCTGTGCTGCTTTTTGTACAGATTGGGGCGCATTTCTTTGCTCAAGTTCTTTGCGAAGCGCGTCTATTTCTGATTCATATTTTCTTGCTTGACGTGCTAAGCGCTCACGCATTGCTTTATTTTCTGGCTCTTTTTTGTTTCCGTAATCGTCCAATTCCTGGGTAGATTCTTCTGCCTGCAAATCTTCTGATTCTGAGTTTTCTTGAGGCGCTTCTTGCTCTATGACTTCTTCGGAACTTTGTGGCTCTGAACTTTCTTCTTCCTGCTCGGTTTTTATGTATTCTTCTTCATATCTGTTTTCTGGTGCCGCAGGTTGTGTTTCAGTTTTTGCACCTGTCAATAAATCATCAATATTACCAATATTCATAACTTCCCCTGTTGTTACTATCCTTAGCAAAATAAAAATAAGTTTTTTACACCGTCACCTACATCACCATCGTCACCTTCTTTCCATCTCCTTATTTGCATTTATTTTGTGCGTTAAAATTTTAACCAAATTGTCTGCGTGCGATATCTGTTGATTTGATATTGTGCGCTCTGATTCAGCTGCATATCTAAGCTCTTGCTCTTGTAGCTCACCTGCGGTCTTTAAGCGCTCTGTTTCAAGTTCTTGAATTTTGAACTGAGCCTCCATAAGTATTTCTTGTTTTTTGAGCTCAAGTTCTTGTGCTTTAAGTTCAAGCTCTTTTGTTTTAAAGGAGGCTTCCATTGACAAGGCTTCTTGTTCCGGTGTTGGCCCTTGTTGCTGGGGCATCTTTCCTGTTTTACCAGCTTCAATAATTTGCGGAGGAACGCGAGTCTTAAGACGATTTTTAATCTCAATTGTGTTTGAAAGTGGGAGATTATCGGCGTAAAGATCTGCGATGAGATTAAACGCTGTTGGGTCTGCTTGCAGGACTTCACGAAGACTATGAAGAGCTTGTTCTTTTTGTCCTTCGTAGCTTGGGCCTGGTTTTAATCTAACCTCGTAAGTTCCTTTTCGGATATCGTTCTCAATGCGCTCACCATAGGCATCGGATTCTCTATTGATGATGACATTTTTCATACCTTCATCAGGCGTCATCAATGCAATCACACGCTCTGAGTCATAAACGCGCGGTATCATTTCATTAACAACTTGGCCAGCTGCTGCTATAGCGCGATTTATTGAATTGAAGAAAACGTACGTCGTGTAGCTTCCTTGTCGCGTTCTCGCATCGATTGCGACTCCTGATGCCTCATCGCCATTGTTACCCATTCGCGCAGGATAAAGGCCAGTCGATGTATACAAATCTTGTATTGCAAGTTCATACTGCTGAAATAGCGACGCGGATAACTCAGGCGGCCTTATTTGCTCAGGCTTCATGCCATCTGGGTCTTTGTCGAATGCCAATAGACCTTGAATGTTATTTGGGTCTGCCCAGTTGCGTCTAGTATCAGCGCTAGAGACAACGGTTTTTGGACCAATCCATTGATCGTAACGCGATACTTTTAAGATATAAGCCGATTGTGTGCGCAGATAATTTATGTAGCGTTGTGTGTCTTTAGCATCCCCGAAGAAGCTTCGGCACATTTGCTTACCGGTTTTCTCATAATAAGAATTGTTATCTACGAATATGAGCGGAAGACTCTCGCTTGGGAATTCTGATTCTTCAAGCACATAATCACCGGCAATCTTATAATGCATGATTTTGTGATGCTTATAGGGTCTACTTTCTTCTATGCGCACTATCTGGTCACCATCCCAAAGCGGCATTCTTTCTGTTTCTTCTTCAATGCTCATCAATGGTTCTTCGCTTAGACCATATGGAAGATTCTGTCCTGGAATCTCACCCGCCATCATGAGTTGCGCTTCATAATTTTGGCGATTTATATCACGTGATTTTTCTATAAGTTCATCGAGTTCTTCTTGATTTAAAACAGAGCCATTTGACATTTTATAAAGCATTTCTTTTTCATGCTTGCGCTCGTAATGATCTATTATGGTAATGGCTTCATCATCAGCCCAGTTAAATGGGTCATCTCCTTCTGATGGCTGAACTGCAAGTGCTATTTCTTCTTTTGTAGCTGTAATTGAGCCTGACTTTAAGATGTTCTGCTCAATATCTTTTCCATAAACTTGACGAAACTTTTCGCGTGTCATGCGAGACAAAAACCCACAATGCATGCCGTCAATTTTGTTGATATGCTCGGCACCTATATCAAAATAAGTACGAGTTGCATCTTTAAAGTGCCTATAGACTATATCTAAATCAAAGCTTTTGGCATGAGCATAATCTGTATCTACTAAAAACGCAGAATATCCACCTATGGCCGCTTGCCCTGCGGCCACTTGATAGACAGTTGACGTGCTGTTTGAGAACATGATGTCTTTTGTGATGAGCTCCCGAAGGTGCGCTACCTCTTCATCACAGTTTGCCATAGGAACTACTTGAAGTTGCGGGGTATTTTGCTGTTGTTCGCCTAATAGAGAATTGGCCATTGTACCTAATTTATTGGCGCTAAGTGGTACTTTTCTGAAGGTTTTCACCATATCGTCTTCTTCGTCCTGAGTCCACTGTTCTCCAAGTACGAAACTATGCATGATGTGGTATTGGTCTATATTGTGCTTAAATCCTTCTCGCCATTTCTCACATGCAATGCGTGCGCGACGAGCCAACTTTGGCTTTTGTTTTGGCATCTAATCAATCCTTTGATTATATGTATTTTAAATTAACATCCCTCGTGTTCTTTCTGGCAAAAAATTAGGCTGATAACCTCCATCATTAACATACTCCCCACCATTGAATGTCAACATTAGACAATCTGCGGTGTCAGGAGACAAAAGGCCACGCTTCTTAGCCTCGTCCTTGCCCTCAATTTGCAGTCTACCGCTTGAATCATATTTGTATCCAAGGCAGGTTAAATCTGTTTGCAATTCGTCTATGTCTGGTATCTGCACAGGCAAATCTTGCGTAAACCAATCTCTCATATGGCTCCATAGTTCTGCGCGCAGGTTTTTGTATTTATCAGACTCAAAAGCACGTCTAGCAACATTAACTCCTTCAACGCAGTCATGGCCAAGTTCTTTCAATCGGTCTACAACCCCTGCGCCGATTCCAATTGCGTCAATGCAAACACGTCTTGGTCGCTCATTTCTAATCAATCTGTCTATGATGCCAGCTAATTGCATAGTATCAATATGATAATGGGTTTCAAGTTTGTAAGCCACACGTCCTTTGCGTCTTATAATTGCCGTCCTATCATCACCCATGCGAGCGGGATCAACGCCAATAATAAGGCTTGAGTCGCTATCAACACGTGCTTTTCTTGCCCGCTCTACGTGCTCTACTTGTATAAAGCTATCGGTAATAGAGGATAGGAATGCTTCGGTATCTGTGAATGGATATTCTTGTCGGAACTTTCTGCATTTTTGCTCGTAGTCTCCTTTAAAGTCTTCAAGCTTTATGCGTCTCCAGTTGAGATGCCCTTCTTGAAGTCCGTCACGTCCGAACTTTGATAGCCATTCATTTTCTTCCTCAGTGGGGATAAAGCTGGGGTTTTCTATACAGTACTCGTCCTGCCAATACCAAGGAACAAAGATTGCTTGGTACCGGGACTTGCCATTTTTAGCTTCTTGCCAGTCGGCGTAAAAATCATTGTCGATGCCGTTGGCTGTTGATTCTTTAATTACTTCTGTGCCATCAATTTCTGCGACTGTCTGCATGAGCCCAAGGTTGATAGATTCTGCCTTTTTGTAAAATGCGTATTCTGAGAGATGCAAATATTGATTAGTCATTGAGCGACCGATGTTCTCGTTACCGGCGGTTCCAACACGATATCCAGAGCCCAATGAGTTGTACATGAGAGTATTGTCATTTTTTTTGTCTGGTTCTGAGAAGAATGCGGGGTCTAAGTTTTCTGAATAGCGCTTTGTCATTTCGAAAATTGCGCGCGTTGCGTCTGCGAGATGGGTGAGAATAAATGCTTTCTTACCTCGGCCTGTTACTATCTTATGAAAGAACCTCGCTTGAATTAACGTACTGACCCCTTGTTGCCTTCCTTTCAAAATCAGACTACGCACTTTTCCGGTTGCTTCAAGCTGGGCTTCTAATCTGCAATGGATATACTGCTGCGCACGATTGAATTCGAATTTACGTTCCATGCCCGATTTGTCATGAATGACGAGGAAGTTCTTGGCGAACAAAGGAAGGTTTTTTAGAATTCTTATTAGTTTATCTTCAGACATCCTTTCTCGACATGTTGTACTTCAGATTAAATTTTCATAATCTCACTGCTATTGTGAAAAACTCTGGGTCTTTTTTAACAGTCTCAGTAAAGCAGTTATAGCATCTAAGAATAATTTCATTCATAAGACACGAGTGAAACATGAGAAGCCCCCCTCTTTTTACCTGAAACCCACATCTTATTTTTGCATCCAGGGCAATCAAATTCCTTGCAATCTGATTGATCTTCTGGAGGCATGGGATAATCTTTAAGAGAAGGACGTATTATAACAACTGAGTCTTTCTTATTCATAAATCCATATTTTTCAGCCAGCAAATAGCCTTAGAATGCATATCTACTGCTTCTTGCCACGTTGAACATCTAGTTTGATATTCTTCTGCATCTCCAGGACCAAATATCATGGTTTCAAATAATATAGGGGTTCCTCCAAAATGATTATGATCTACACCAAGAAAAACTGTAGACACCTCATATCCATCAATTTGTGTATAAGCAACGCGCCTACTTTCTTTATCATCAAAGATTTTGCACCATTCTTCAACGCCACAAGGAATAGCATTTTTATTTTCATCTAATTTGTAAAACATAATTTCCCTCGTTTAGAACTAAGACTTTATTTTGCTTAGCAGCGGCTGTAAATATTTTAAAAATTGCTCCTCCGACATTTCTTTTGGATATCTAAAACAATACATTTGACCGTCTTTAGTCCTGATATCCAAAATCCAATTCCCTCTACCAAATGGACACTCTTGAGGGCTTCTAAGATAATATGATGTCGAATAAATAATTCGGATCAACTTATCTACATCTATTGAGTCCTCAATAGTCTCATTTTCCTCAGGAATTCCTTTATAATTAAATCCTTCTACCGATTCCCCTATAACTTGCATATAAACCTCTAAATAAAATTGGGTGGCTAGACATTACCTTACCCTTTAAAAAATTTACTCTTAACTATATCAACAAAAACACCCATCATTTCGTACAATGATTTAACTTTTATTCCAAATAACCTGCAACTAAGAACGAGTGATTGCAAAAGATATATTGTCCATAGAGCCCAGCGGATAGTTTCGGGAATGTGAGAAATTAGGTAGGTTGCTTGCACAAAGAAAAGAGCCATCAATGCTAAAATATTTAAAATAGTGCGTAAATCTTCATATTTGCGTTTTTTCATATCGACCTCTTAGAGTCGTCGATATGATTACTCTGCAAGCTTATCTATCAGTTTGTCAACAAGTGATTCGGGGACAACTTTTTCTTGCCTGTCTTCTTTGTAGTCTTCTCTAAAGCGATTTTTCATAGTAAAAATCCAGGATGGAGCAGAGAATCTGTCCACATTTCCTTCTATCGCGTCTCTCCCCAACGCTTCCCAACTACGCTGGGCTTTTTGCAATCCTCTGTTGAGAGCATTTGCGAATTCTATGTGAGCATCTCTCCAATTGTACAGAGTTGCTCGGCATATATCGAGCTCAGCGCAGACAGCAGCTAAACTTTCCCCTCCGGCAAGGACTTTAGCTGCTATTTCGCAGTACTCAGGCTTGTATTCTGACTCTTGATATATGCCCATAATTTCATCACTATTGTTTTTAATGTGTCTAAGCTCTAATAACTCTAGGGCCCTTTCTGTTCGTTGCTTTTAGCACCTTGCATGCCACCACCAGCAGGACCAGGCTCGCAATAATTAGGTTGCATTTTGTTCTGTTCATCTACAATCTTGCCATAAAAAGATGGTACGCCGTTGTAGTGTGTGTTGCCTTCAGCTTTTTCTTCAGATGTGTAGTCCTTTACTTCCATGACAGCTCCTTTTATCCACAGAAAATGTTGATAACCATTGTATAACATGTGCTAACTAAATCAACACTCTATAAGCTCATTGATGTCAACCTCTATGTTGTTTGATTGTGCAAGCTGCATTAATCGCTTCAAAGGCTTCGCACTTATGCAATACCTGCCATTTTCATAATTTGATATGCACATCTTAGTAACCCCAAGCTCTTTGGCAAACTGCTCTTGCGACATAAACAACCTCTTTCTAATACTTTTAATCGTGTTCATAACGATCCCTCTATACAAATAAATTAATTGTAATGTATGTATGCATGTATAGCAATGTAAATATTTTATAAAAAATTATTTACATTTTAAATATGATTTGATAGACTTCTTTCAACTTAACAACAAAGAGAGCAAATCATGAGCGATATAAAATGGCACACCATAAGTTACGAAGAAGAATTAGACACAGATGGATGTGTTATTAGCATGGAGTTTACACAAGAATGTGAATATAAGAATGGCTTTCTGGTGGTTAGAAGATACGAAGATTACTTAGAACCCAATAGAAATTTTCAGTGCATGACTTTCGTGCCAAATAGTAAATAAATCAACCTAACAATAGGGGTAAAAATGAAATTCGAAATAGGACAGGTGGTTTATTTTTTAGATTATTGTAGTTACAAAATGGTCGTCAGAGCAATGAAAATAACAAAAATATCTAAATTTGAAACTGAGGATTGCGGTAACAATATGCATTACAACGGAACAGATACACACGATCAAGCTGAGTATCTGTATCTTTGGGAGCCAATTTTGTTCGCAACAGCTGCTGATGTAATTGAAAATATTGAAGGTCAATTACAAGATATTAAAAAAGATTTCAACATCAATAAATAAAAGGAACAAGAAAATGCTAACAATAACAATCGAAGACCTAGAGCTAATAGTCGGGCGATTAAACAAAATAACCTGCTCGCCCGCTGCATCATACACTAGGGTTAACGGAAAGCTTGTTCAAAGCATAGGACATTACTACCTAGACGACTCATGCGGGTGCATAAAGTTAGTTAGAATTGGGAAAGACGGGGAAAGAGAAATAGTATCTCGCAACCTGTACGGTACCAAGCGCCAATTATATATGTGGATTGAAGCATTTATTGCGGGCTTTCAGTCTAAATTGGCGGCTTAAATTAACGATGAGGATAATAACGCATGAATGACAATGATATACAAGAATTAAAAAATGCATCGAAAAAAATGAACCAAAGCATATCTAAAAAACTAGGGAAATTTTTAGAAATGACGCGAAACTCGGACTGCCCATTTGATGCATCAATAAAATACATAATGATAAAATCTCTCGATGAATTCGCAGATAATGTCTTGGAGCATCTAAAAAACAATGACAATAAAATTAATTTTCAACTAGGGGATTTACAGATAATGCAAATAAAATGTCTTAAAAATATTATAACTCACCTCGAAAATACTGGTGATAATCATCACTAAATTTCCACGCAGTCGTCCCGAGCCTTGATTAAAACCAGGGCTCATCTCCATTTTCTATATGCAAATCTTTAGCAACCTGACCTTTAGGGGATAAAAAAGGCATAAATCGCACATGCTGTCCTTCTTTCAAAGTCTTAAAACCTGGTGAATTTATTTCCTTGTAGTGTATAAAATAATCGACACCATCGGAACCAACAAAGCCATAACCGCGCTCTGCATTAAACCATTTAACAACACCTTTTTGCTCTTTCATCCTGAAACCTCGAAATTTCAATTTCTAGCCACTTTATTCACGGCGCCCATGCCAACATATATGTTTTATCAAAAAACCCCCTAGGATTGAAGATTTTGGGGGTTTACAGGCATCTAATACTATTAGAAAACTCAACTTGATAACCAATTTTTGTATCCGCAGATATTTATACCAGTTTTTTGTGATTGTTTAAACGGATGTTCGAATATCAAATCCCATTGCTCGAAATGCGCCCATGGCTTTTGCGCGCGCCTCATCGTTTCTTTGTTTGTCGCTCAGATGCAACTCAGGCTTTTCGGGCAATGATTTCTTGATAAGCTCAAGTTTGCCGTCCATGAATTGCCTGAGTGCAATCTCGTAGTACGTGGCAAACGTTTTACGTGCAGCTTCTATCTTCATGCTTCGATAAGTCAAATGTCCAATTTGGTTTATAGCGTGCTTTATGACTGTTGCAACTCTGTCGTCATCGGGAAGAAAGTCGGAAAACTGCTGATTCATTCGGATTGATAAATTATAGGCTTCATCGACTGAGGGGAATCCTAGGCTCTCAGGCTTGGGTTTTATCCACTCCAGAAACTCTCCTAGCTGCGGTGGATTAGGGAGCCTGTGGGATTCAAGCTTGGTTAAAGCAAATTGAATCTGAGAATCATTTCGCAATCCAAGTTTAGTGAACGCTAGTACCCATTGTGTTTTTTCAGCATTTAGTCGATTTCTGTCTTCGTAAAAATGGTCGAATCCGCGGCACAAAAGAGCCATTTTTACAAAAACCTTGTCGACCAATTGTGCGCATAAAGGGTCTAGTATCTTTTCTCGACTATCACGCTCTTTGTTAAGCGCATAAATCAAAGCATCTTCTGCTTTTTTCATAGCGCATCTCCCAGCAATTCGCTCATTGTGTATCGCTTTTTCTTAGCTTGGAAAGAAGAGATATTGCTATCTGGCGGATAAATATCACCCTCCCACTCCTTCGAATTTAAATAAGTCGACGGAAATGGAATTTTATCTTTCGGTCGATTTCTCCAATTGTTGTCGATACGCATCCGTACATCTCTACATAGCATAGACACGAATTGATCGTTTGGGTTGTGCCTGTAGAATGCCTTTCGAGCGACTTCAGGCTTTTGTTTATTGGGGTAAATCGAATAAAACCTCATAAACAACTCATCATCTTTGTAGCTCCCCGTCGATTTTAAATCGACAGAGGGTTTTAAAATAGATTCTTTGTTTTGTATCTTCTTTGTTTTATATGCGTCTGGAAAAACCGTATCTGGTTTTACCGTATCCGGTTTTTCCAGACACGGTTGGTCGATTTTTTTTCTGAGATGAAGCCTGTATTGGTTTCTGACGAATTTTCCTTTGTTTCTTGTTTGTTTTCTGGACAGAAAACCTTGGTCGATTAATGAGTCGATCGACTTGTATATTTTTTCTTTATTGCAGTCGAAATGAGCGGCCAAATGCTTTACGTTTAGTCGCCAATCTTTTGGGCAAGATGCTAGAAATGTGAATAGGGCTAAATCTGTGGTGTTTCTTATTGTGCGGATTGTTTCGGTGGGGATTTGTGTTACGCCTAAGTCGTCTTGCTCGAAGGAGCCGTCGTATTTCTCTATTACATCTACTTCTGAATAAGTGTTGCTGGAATTATTTGGCATGTTATACTGCGCCTCGTCTGTAAGGATTTGGACACATATGCCGTAAATTCACCAAAACACGGTATCCAGTTGTAAGACGTTAGAAGGCAACTTTGGTCGGTGGACTTCTAACACAATGTTTACAGTTCCCTTGGTGGGAACATGATGTGCCCACCAAACAAACTAATTAAATTATGCCCTCCTGGCTTACAAAAAGATATCCTATCTACTAAACCTACTTTTCATTATCCCTTATTTCCTTAGTAAATACCTCTAGCCATCTCTCCGCAGCATGTATCTCATTAATACTAAAGAAAAAAGGATTAGGGTTCTTCGGGTCTCTGTCATGTATCGAATTAGCTAGAGTCTCAAGCAACTGCTGTGATTTCACATATAAATCTAAATCCATATCTAAGTCCTTATAATTTCCTGTATAAAAATATTTAAACAAATATACAAAAATACCTTGTAATATAAAATTATTTTGGTATCATTGTGATCATCAATTTGAAACAAGTAGGATATCACAATGAAACCCGATAGAAAAGATGCGAGATCATTTACAGTAAGGCTTACTGAAGAATTATGGAAGTTTCTTAAGATTCAATCTGCTGAAATGGATGTCTCTATGCAGCATATAATTAGGAAGTGTATTAGGCAGTTCAAAAAGGAAGTAGAAGAAGAGAAGTAAAGCAGTAAAACCAAGTGTGATGTAAGGGTTTAGGCCCCTCACATCACGATGTCATATTCAACTTAACTAGAGGTAAACATGAACGAGCAAAGAATATCGTATACTCAAAATAAACGTCAAGCATGGAATGACGATCCCTTTGATTTAAACGATAAAAAAGACCAAGGAGTGGTTATTATGAGCACAGAGCGTGCATTGCATACTTTTGTAGAGGATTTGGTAAGCCAGTATGCAAAATACAAAAATGATGAATTTACATTGTCTATTGACAAATTATCTACATCAGACCAAAACGATCTTCTAAGACTTTACATAGACCTCACAGGCAGAGAACTCACCGAATGCGTTAACGGAGATGATTTTTCGTTCGATAACGAATACAACTCTTCTCTTTTAGCAATGCTAGCAAACGATTGCACTTTCACTCGCGAGCGTTTCGCTGAAGTTACTCGCAAAAACATCCTCACTTACTACAAACCACAATTACAAAAACTCCTAGACGACCAATGTGAAATGCATTTGCACAATATGCATGAAGATAGGGGTTATTGCAGGAGGCAGGATAGGGAATATGGGGATTTTCATTGGGGGGCAATGTAATGAGACTCAAAACAAATATAGAAAACTCTCAAATCCCAGACGGCGTTTATGACATAAGCAACGAGAATTATCACGCAGCAAGCGCAATATCTAGAAGCAATCTAATGCTTATGAACAAAAGTCCATATCATTTTTGGTATGAGAATATTTCGGGATTGTCGCATAAGAAAGAATCGACTCCTTCTATGATTTTAGGGTCAGTTTTTCATTCTCTTTTGCTTGAGCCATCTAAATTTGACAGTGAATTTATAGTTTCTCCTAAAATTGACAGGAGAACCAACAAAGGCAAGGAAGAATATGAGTTGTTTTTGCAAAATTCGCATGGAAAGACTTTGGTAACTCAAGACCAATACGATCATGCGCAAAGAATGGTTTCTCATGTTCAGAGCCATGAAAACGCAAAAGAACTTATAAAAGACTCTAAACGCGAGCAGTCCATATTTTGGACTGATGAAGAAACCGGATTGCAGTTTAAATCTCGTCCTGATGCTTGGTCTTCAAAAATGATAGTGGATGTCAAAACCTGCTGTGATTCTCATCCTAGAGCTATTGCATCTACTGCCTTAAAGAATGGTTACTATTTGCAAGCTGGTATGGCTTACGAGGCAACAAAATCACTAGGAAATCCTATCGATATTTTTGTGATTCTGGCATGCGAAAAGGAGGCGCCATTTGCACCGTCAATTTTTATCTTGGATGAAAAGGCACTTAATTTTGGAATTGATCAGTTTCATTCTTTAAAAAGAAAACTTAAGGAGTGCTTTGATAGTGGAGATTGGCGCTCTTATGAAGTTCAGGAGCTTTCAGTTCCGCAATATGCAATTTCAACCGAGGAGTAAAAATGAGACAAGAATTATCAATTGCAAACGCACAAGAATCTACCATCATAGCGCTTTGGGATGACAACCAAAAGTTAGAAGAAATACGGAAACTATTTGCTCCAAAGCTTTCAGATATGGAATTTAGGTTTTTTGTGGGGCTTGGCAAGGCATCAGGACTTAACCCTTTTGCACGTGAAATTTGGTGTGTTAAATATCAAGATAATCAACCAGCTCAAGTATTTATCGGTCGTGATGGCTACAGGAAGGCAGCACAGGCGCATAAAGAATACGATTATCATCAGTGTGATGCGGTTTATGAAAATGATAAGTTTGAAATATCAAACGGAGAAGTTAAACATTCTTATACTTTGTCTGGTAGGGGAAACTTAGTTGGTGCTTATTGCATTGCAAAAAGACATAAATCATCACGACCTATATATGTTTTTGCAGACTTAAAAGAATATTCTACCGGCAAAAGCCTTTGGAATCCTCAAACTGGTAAGCCCGCAACAATGATTAAAAAGGTTGCAGAATCCCAATGCCTTAGAGCATGTTTTCAAGATTTATTAGGTGGCACTTATGGCGAAGAGGAAATGAATCGTTCTCAAGAAAATCAAAATGTATATACATTGAAAAAATCTGATTCTTTGATAGATAAAATAAATTCTGCAAAATCTGAGCCAGTTATCATTGAAAATGAAGATGGTGAACTTGTATCTAGCGAGCAAATAGACAAGATGGACAGTCTTTTGTTTTTCGCAGATTTTGATGATGAGAGACTTAAAAAGGCAATGGCATATTACAAGGTTGAGGGAATTCATCAAATGACTAGAGCGCAGGCGAATGATTTCATAGAAAAGCTTTCAAAGCTTCCTCCTAAGGATGGAGAAAAACAATAAAAACCTTAAGGCCCTACCAACAAAAAGCCATTAAAGAATGCTGGGATGCCATGTGCGCATCAACAGACCCTGTGCTCTTGATGGCTTCCGTTGGTGCAGGAAAAAGCATAATGATAGGGCACATATTGCTTCGCATGCAGCGTGCCGGTAAACGAGCACTTTGCGTTGTGAATAATGCGGAGCTTGTAAGAAACAATTGCGAGACTTTTAGAAGTATTGGAGGTAAGGCATCTATATACTGTGCTGCTTTGGGTGAGAAAGACGTGTCGCAGTCGGTTATATTTGGAACGCCCAAATCAATTTTAAATGGAGTGACTGATGATAGAGATAATGGGCAGAATAATATTGGAAAGATTCCTTTTAATTTGCTGGTGGTTGACGAAGCTCACTCCATTGATTCCAATAATATTCATAGTAGCTTCATTCGGATTTTTAATCATTTTCGAACCGTATACAAAGAAATGCGATTGCTGGGAGCAACAGGTACAAATTTTCGATTCAAAGGCACAGCAATTGTCGGAGATGGTTGCATATTCAAAACTCAAGTCGGAAATATCACCACTGAAAATCTAATAGAAGAAGGATATTTGATCAAACCTAGTTTCTCGGTAGATAGCGAACTTATTTTAGATTTTTCTAACGTTAAAATAAAAAATGGTCGATTTGACCCAAAAGGTCTTGAAGAAACTATAGAAAAAAGCACACGTTTGACTGAGTTAATTTGCAAGCAGATTGTTCATATTGTGAATGAAAAGGATAGATTTGGCGTATTTATTTTTGCAACAACCAAAAAACACGCTGAAGAGATAATGACTTACTTGCCAGCAGGTGAGTCAGCACTTATTCTTGGCGATACAAAACAGGAAGAAAGAATAAGGATATTAGATGCAGCACGGACCGGTAAAATTCGCTATCTTGTTAACATCGCTATTATCGCTATTGGCGTTGATGTACCTGCCTATGACACCGTGGCTTATCTTAGGCCAACAGAAAGCCTTGTTTTGCTCGTGCAAACCATGGGAAGAGGGCTAAGATTATCTCCTTCAACTAATAAAACTAGCTGCCTTGTTTTGGATTTTGCTGGCAACATTGAGCGTCATTCGCATTGGGATAATCCTATAATCTTAGATGCTGTTAAGCAGATAGACAAAGACAAGCCATTTGTTATCGAATGTCCGAGATGCGAGACAATGAACACAGAACATGCTAGACGATGTGTAGGTTTTAAAGACACGCGGTGTGATTACTATTTTGAGTTCAAAGAATGTGTTAAATGTTCTTCTAAAAATGATATAGCCGCTAGGCAATGCTATTCATGTGGCTTTGAAATTATTGATCCAAATAAGAAATTGAGCATGAATTTTGCAGAAATTCTGCAAAAAGGAACTGTTCTCAAAGCAAAATATGCGATATTCGATGCTAACAAAAGTTTTAGAGTCCAATGCCTTTATAAGTGTTTATATGATGATGGGAAAATAGATGTAATAAACGAAAATTACACGCTTTCATCTCAAAAATCTCGAAATTACTTTTATGGCCGCTTTATGAAAGCACACTTTAAGGATGCTGGAAGGTGGTATAGATCATTATCCGATAAGGACAAGGTGAAGGCGGCATTAGAGAATGCAGCAGTTCCCTCTCATTTGCTGGTGTCGAAAGGAAGAGAAGGCGCAATAATAAAAAAGAAATATTTTGAATAGGGATAAGTAATGACATCATTAAGAATAGAAAATATATACCATTGGTACGAAATTGTTAACGAATATAAGAAATCTGGACTTTCTTTAGAGCTATTCTCAAAAGAAAAGAATATCCCGTGCTCAAAGCTTTCTCACTATAATCATATTTTTGGGTTTGTAGGGCGCCAAAAATCTTCAGTTAAAAATAGGATTTTAGCGGCTTGTAACGAGTATGACAGCAAGCCCAACCTAACCATTAAATTTATATCAGAAAAATATAGCATATCTCCCTCCACAATTAAGACAGCTTTAGCAGATTTAAAGTATACCGAGATAATCGAGGGCGTTAATAAAGAAAAATCAGAAAAGATGAACTTCATAACAATTCATCCCCAAGAAAAAAAGATGGAGGTAGAAATAATATCTAAAAAAAACGACATAGAATTATCAATAAAAGAGGGAATAAAAATAATTTGCTCCCCTGAGGTATCTTCAGAAAAAATAGTAATGATAATTGAGTTTCTAAAAGGATTTTAAATGCTAATACCATATGAAAATCGCACTATATATATAGCTTCAAAACCTGTAGATTTTAGGATGTCTATTGATGGATTATCTAATTTTGTGCAAAAAGAGGCTAAAACATACTTACATGATGGAAGTATTTACGTCTTTTATAATAGCAATAAAGACAAAATAAAATGTCTATTCTGGGATAGGAATGGCTTTGTGCTCTATTATAAGAGGCTTGATAAATGTAAATTTAAGATTAAGAAAATGCTTCACTCTATAGAGTCAATAACTGCTACTGAATTGGATATTTTGTTGTCAGGATTTGAATCAGAGCCCATTCAAAGAAAGCCTTTTTTAATTGAGGCAAAATCGAAATAAGGAAATGAAATATGGAATTTGATAAATGGCTAAACAGTCAAAAATCACGGGATGATGAGATAGGTGAGCTTGCTAGTGATTTTGTGACATCTAAAAAACCTGTAACAGATAGTTTTTACAAGTTTATGCAGAAAGACCCGATTTATGGCTTTAAGAGCAACGGGAAGACCAAGAGTAAGGATAAGAAATGAACATAAGAGACTTAGAGTCAGTGGTTGTCATAATATGCATGTTATTAGGCGCATGTAGTTTAATTTATTTGTTATGGAAAATATATAAGTCAGACAAAGATATAGAAAATATGAATAAAGAGCTGGAGGAAATGGCTAAAAAGGCGACAGAAGAATTTAAAAATCTTATGGAAAATTCTAATAACAAGCACAGCGCAAAGCTATATATTGTAAAAAATCAAGATAAAGAAGAGAAATGAACTGGTACCGCCTCAAATGACTGGTACCAGATACAGGGATTAATTCAACTTCTTCAAAAGCTCATTCATATCCTTCTCAGCAGATTTTGCATGATAAGATTCAATATCATCTTTTAATGAACGATGAACTTCTTTGCGCTCTAAAATTAAGTTCTTAAGCATCTTTTTGGATTTGTTATCTGAAATAGCAACGCCATTGTTCAAATAATAAAAAGCCATACTATCAAGTTCTGCACTATTAGCTTCTCTTAAAGTAGATATGGTTTTAGGAAGGAACATCTTCTGAAGCTCAGGGGATTTACGGATAATTTCAAATTGCAAACCCACCAAAAGTTTCTTGTCTATTTTAGCCAAATGTCGTTCAATAGGGACTAAAGATTGTTTAACTTCATTTGCATCATGTAAATCTACGAATCCACGTATAATATTAGCGCTTCTTTCTTTATCCGCATTTTGCTTTAAAAGTTTTTCGTAAAACCTTTTTATAGCCTCAAACTTTGGGCTTGCATTAAGCTCTTCCCAATTATTTTGATAAAAGTACATTAAGCCAGAAATAATTCTAGTTTTAACTTTTTCACTTTTGATTGAAGAGTAAAGTCTTATAAAGCGCATTGCGGAGTCTTCGTCTTTAGACATACCTCGCAAATCTATGAAGCCCTCTCGGTATACTTCATACAAATTCTCATCAGCAATTAATTCCCATTCTTTTTGAGCTACCGCCTTAGATTTGTTATTTGGGTCCAGTATTAGAAAGGGCGTTAGTTCTGATAATGTCATGCTGTTTATTGCTTTTACAGTCAAATCCAAGAACTTCTGTTCTTGAGAAGATGGTTCTTTTTGTTCTGAATGAATTTTATTAGAAGCAATCGCCTTGTCTTTGTTATCCACTGGGAAGGTCATAAATGCATTATAGGGAGCCTGAATAAGATTATTTACAATAGCAGGCTGATCTCCAAAAGCCATTAAATATCCCACGAAAGTATCGCAACGAAATTTACCGCACTTCGTTGCATGAGGTTTTCCCATAGAATCAAAATAACCAATGCCTGCTATATAAACCGGGAATGTAGAATATTCAGGACACCAGAAGCTTTGCTTCTTGCCTTCATTTAACGCTGTATACATGTGGTTTCTGTCGGTTATAAGTCCGCTTCTACTTCCCCAGTATTTGGTTTTCTTTTTAAATTCTTTTACTGTTCCCCAAACGATAGATTTTTTCCCATTGGGCTCCATTTCTATTGTTGTATCAGTAGGTCCAAAAATATTATCGCCTGTTGCCATTGCGAGATGGCCTATTTTACCAAGAACTGGAACATCCATATCTCGGCCTAAAACATCCCCAGACACCACAGGACGCGCTAATACTGCGCCAGATGCCAATATAACTGCCATTGTTACTAATTTTACTTTCATTATTCTTCCGTTTTGAAAATGCCTCCTGCTGTTAAGTAATTCCATTTGGTTTATGACATAACTATTTTCCTGATATCAGCAAAATGGTTACTCTAAGTTTTGAAGCTCTCTTGCTAGCTCAACATCGAGAACTATGTTTTCTGGAGTCAGATGACCATGATTCATTTGGTAAACAAGGTGGGATAAAAACATATAAGCTCTTTGTACGGCTTCGGGGTCTTTACTTTTGACGTTGCGTTCCATGTGGTCAAAAAACCTACGTACATTTTTTATTTCCTTAAGTACGCCTAAACGCATCCTGCTAATTTCTTTCATTGTTTTGTGGGGATTGTTATTTCATGTCTTCTGGAAAGCAGAAACGCCCTCCTCCAAAATTAATAACAACAGTATTATTTTTATTCATTAATGATGTTAGTTTATTATTAAGATCTTCTTTTTCTATCGAGAACTTGGATGAAGCACCATTCACCCTAGAGCCATTTTTGAATCCTACTCTACTTAGCTCTGCTTCATAAGCACGAAAGAAAAATCCTTCTTTCGAGTTATTCATTATTACTCCTGTTTTTTGCACTCTTTCTGTCTCCCAGCATCCTGAGATTATGAGAAATAATAAGCAAAATAAAAAAATATTAACATTTTTTTTAATTACATGCATGGCGTGTCCTTACATAATTTATTATTGTGCTTATATTTGAACCCCGCGATTTTTACATACTGAAACAATACGCTAACCGTATCCTTATGGGGATAACTGGGTTATTTAATTTTTAGATTCAATCATTACCTAGGATTGATTGAGTTTTCAGCCTTATTTTCCTTCACTACCATAAGCACTTTGTATAAACATCCTAATGCGCACTCGGACATTGGTTTATTTCTGCTTGTCGTGAAGTATTTTTGGGCATATATGACAATCCGAGTCTAATCACTTAGTATGCGCAATACAAGGATTATTGATTTTTAAGGGAAAACAATGATTTTTATAAGTATTTACCATAAGAAGTGAAAAAATGACCTTCCTAGATAAGACATTCTGCGCATCGCCGAATTGTAAGAATGAATGCGGCAGAAAGATGACTGATGAGAAAAGAGAATTTTTGAAACAACTAGCACTCAAATGCACAAAATCAATAAATGTTGTTTCATATGGATATTTTTGCGATAAACCTGAGGATAAAGATTAGTTGCGTTTGTGGATTTTTGAACAGAAAGCCGGATTGGATGGCAATAGAAGATTAATAGTTAAAACCATAGAATTCTAGGGAATTAAAATGATTATATCTATTTCAGGAGATATCATAGAATGTTGTGTATATTTAAGATTCGATGTGGATAAAAAAGGTCTAAAACCATTGGTGATCAAGGGAGAATATACTAAAAGTTGCGCTCAATCATACATTATTGATAAAGAGGGGCGAGAGAAGTTAAGAAATTGGTTAATAAAATATGGCAATGGAATTGTTGATGAATGATTTCACGAAAGAAGAACTTAAGTACATCAGTTCTGCAATTATTGATGCAATGGCTTGGAATGCGATTATAGATGAATACTCAAAAAATAATCAGCTAGTTAATATTAACAGCAAAATACTATACATGATTGATAACTATTGCGAGCATGAAGAACAATACGAGGATCTTGATTGTAATCCAATGCGATGCAAGAAGTGTTTAGAAGTTGTGGAGTAATAGATGAAAAAATTCGTCCAAATAAATAAATACAATACAAAAGAAAAAGAAAAAATCATAGAAGCTTCTGCAAATGGACAATTAAATGCTTATATTAAACATCCAGAAACGGGCAAGCCAATAAAAGTACACCCTGAGTTGATCAGAAAAATGAAAGCAGGGGAGCAGGTCACAATACAAGACATAATTAATTGTCAACTGCATTAACTACACTTACAACCTTATACCTGGTTATTCAAATAACCAGGTATATGGAACGCCTATGATCACAAGTCATTGTTTTATAACAACTTTATCAAATATTAATTTGACAAGCATTAGTATAAAATTAGTACTAACAAATTGATTAAAAATAATACCGTTTTTTAGAATAAAATTAGTGCTTTTTGGGCAAATACATATATCATGGAATGAATTTCAATCAATTAAGGATGATTATGGAATTTAGCATGGCAGAATGGAGAAAACAGTATGACTTGGTTCAAGTTATAGTGAAAATTATACAATCTTGTGATTCTGGAAAATGTTTGACATATTTGGGTGAAAATAAAATACCTATTCTTAGAAAAGAAATTGATAATATTACGAAGAAGGTTAGTAAGTATCTTGATGATTGCGGGCTTAAGATAGCAAAACCCAAGTGGTATTATAATAAAGATGATAAAAGCACCTGGGCATCATCACCTAAGTTTGAGTATTCAGATCTCTTATAATCTTTTAGATAAGCCTTGATAATCTCTTTTGCCGCAGTTTGACCATGAACGCATACGGCATCATATCCCATCAATATTTTTCTAACCATAAACCTCATTTGCTCAGGAGTGGGTTTGTTATTACCCACTTTTAACTCTATCCAAAGTCCTGCTTTGCCATTCATGGGGATTGCAAGAAAGAAGTCTAGCACCCCTTTCTTGACTCCCATGCGTTTCAATGTGCGTCCTTCCTGGACAGTACATCTCCTTTCATTTGCAAAATGATGCAAATCTTCTTCTAACTCAGGGTACTTCTCATTAAACCAGTTTACAACATTTATGTGGTCTATTTGTTCAGGTTTCAGCATCCTTTTCTCTAATCATAAGAGCCACGTCTTTGGCCCTGTTTCCAACTTGAGCTGCCCACCTGCTATTTAATGCCTCCATAGAGGCCGTAGAATAGTCCCCATTTTCTAAAGCATTTATCATCCTTTTAAATCCAATCAACTTAGTAAGACCTAAATTTAAACACATATTAATGAGCGCTGCTTTGACATTTTCTGGAGAATAATTATACCAATTGTAATGGGAAAGCTCCTCTTTGCAACGAGCGATGTCATTTTCTAACATAAATTCTGCTTCTTTAGCAGATATTCCATTGTCATCAATATTTCTACCATATCCAATGGTGACTTTCCCAACCGTGTCCAAATAAGGATAAGCGCGAAATCCTTCGCATTTTTTAATCCATAATTTTAATTTTTCTTCAGTCATCATCATTCTTTGTAAAAGGCGCCATTAAGCGCCCGTTAAGCGCCAAAATTAAGCGTCGGATATTCTATATACAATATAGAGAACCATGCCAGATTCGCCATCCGCAAAAGGCGCAGTATTATTAGACAAATAGATAGCAGTGTTTTCTACAGAAGCACTCGGGGCAACCAGAGCTCCAGCTCCTCCTCCAATAAATAGAGAGTAATCAGCATTAATGCCATTTATTGTGTCATTATCTATTGTATTAGAGGCCTTAGGTCCTGCACCATGAATAGCATTACCATATTGAGCTGCAACGGTACCACCTCCAGTATATTGGGGTGCTCCATAAAAAACATCAAAATATATGTTTTGTATCAAAGTAATAAAGCCAACGCCAGGAGCTGCTATTAATAATTTTGGAGTGTCATACATGGCCTTAACTTCGGCAGCAGATAAAGATACTGTAGCAAGTTTTGATACATATGTTTTAAGGTTGTCGAACCCAACAATGTCATTGCTAAGACTAACGCCGCCTGTGTTATTTATGGTAATTGCACCACTTACGGCTCTATCCGTTGCGATATTTGAGCCATTACCTACAAAAATATGTCCTGACGTAAGTGTATTAGAAAGGTTTCCATTGTCTGCTAAAACAACAAATGCTTGTGTGCTTGCGTTGTAAGTGAAAAAACCGACTTGGGCTGGAGAATAGTACATTAACACAAGGTCCGTATCAGCCCATTGGAACTCGCCGTTTTGTAGAGCTTGAATTGCGGATTCTTGCGAGGTGACATAACCTGCCGTGGTAATAGTGGCAAGATTATCTGTTGCTATGATTGTGACGATATTGGGGTCGCCATCAAAATTTCTGGATATAGCAGTAATGGCCATTGAAACTCTCCTTGTTGTATGGCGTTTATGAAGTTATCTGATTTTTCGACGTCTCATCCTGTCAATATCGTCTACCCCTAAATATCCATCGCCTTCAGCATAAGCATCCGTTCTGGTTTGATTAACACCAGAGCGCTTTGCTGCATCGATGCATTCATCAAAATTTTTGTAATTTTTTTCGCGCTTTGGAACTTTAATGTCCTTATTAATTATCCCGTAGTCCATGATATTTCCTTATTTCTTGGATTTCTTATCAGAGTTTTTTTTGGACTTTTTGTTTTCCATTTGGCTCATGAATTTTTTCTCAGAATCGCGATATTCTTTTTTCATGGTTTATTCCTTTTCTTCTTCATCCATGGGAGATTCGACTTGCTCTGTTGCAGCAGCTAATTCAGCTTTATGAAGTTCTTGCATCCAGTGATTTGCTTCTTCTAAATGTCCTTGTAATTTTGAAAATGTAGCCTTGCATGTTTCCATTTCAGAGTGTATTTGCGAGACCCTATTTATGATTTCTTCTTTGTTCATCAAAGTTTCCTTATATTTTCTCAACAGTAACGCTTAAATATCCAAATGTATCATTTTCTGCTTGATTTGTATCTATATTGACACAGGTTATCCCGTCTTGGTCCGGTGCTCCTGCTGCCATTTCGAAAAGATAAGGCTCTATTCTATATACACCAGGGTCAAGATAAATAGACCCTCCAAGGTTTAAAGTTTCATAATGCTGAGAAAGACTCACAATGTTTTTACCATCTTTAGCGCCCGGAATCCAATTAAATCCTATTGTATCCCAACTACCCGGACAGCTTCCCTCTGGAAATAATTCATAATTATTGAAATCATCCAAATTTTGTGCAGTCCTATAGCCAATTCGTGAACTAATTCCTACTACAACATTTGGCATTCCTTTGTGACGAATATTTGCATAACCTGAAATGATTATTAAAGACTTTTCTAGTATTTCAAAAGGAGCAACCAAGCCCCATAATCTTACGCCATTTCTAAATAAATCCGTTTCCCATTTATGAAATTTTATAAACGATTGCATGTGGCTCTCCAATTATATTGGCATTGCAATTTGCCCAGAAATAGAAAGCGTAATAGTTCCACTGGTGTCTAATATTGCATAATAACCACTTGGCAAATAAATATTCACTGGGATTATGCTTAAAGCAGCCAAAGTAAGACCTGAAACAATTGTTTGCTGAGTAGGAGTATTTGTTGGTCCGACTCCAAGCACAATAGATGCTGTAAGAGCCGCGGTTATACTAAGATAGACTGTTAACATAACATCATAGCCATCCGTATTTTGATATGCAGTTCCAAGTGCTAAAGTCGACGCTGAAGATGCCGCAGGTTGCGTCATTATTGAGTTAGATAAGGATAAAGAAGCTGGTATTAAATTAACATTGCTAGACCCATCAATATAGATTACTAAATCTACAGTGCCCATATCTGTGGTTATCACCGATGCTGTTTGGCCATTTAAGAATGTAGGAGAGGTAAAAAATCCAGTAGGATTCAAAGTCTGCCCATTCAAATAGCCTGTTCCCATCACAGTTTGCAAAGTATCACTTGTATCTATCAATAAATTTGCAGGATTTACCAGGGATGACGCATCACAACCTGCGTTTACAGAAATAATTGCCATTTTTACTCCTTTATTGGAAATACGCCCAAACTCTTATAGAACCATTTGCACCATTACCACCAGCAGCGCCTGCTGTACCTGCTGTGGCCCCAGTACCTCCTGTTCCGACTACATAAGCATATGATGCAGCAGGTGTTGGTATTACGGCATCCAAAAATCCACCTGCGGAACCTCCTGCGGCAGAAGTAACCCCAGGACCTCCTCCACCGCCGCCTCCTCCAGATCCACTTCCAGATGCAGCATTGGTACCAGCAGCAGGAGATCCCAAGCCTCCACGACCTGCTCCGCATAAAAAGCTCTGGCCACCGGCGCCACCTGTGGAGGAAGCCACTAAAGTGCCTGTCTGACCAACAGAGCCTGCAAGACTCATTCCTATAGCACCTCCTCCGATCGCACCAGAGCCAGGAGTTCCAGCATTGATTGCGCCAGCAGTGCAAACCAAAGATGCCCCAAAAGAACTAAGCGTACCTGCTGTGGCAGTTCCTGGAGTACCTCCACTTCCAGAACCTCCTGCGCCACCACCTACCATAACAACCCTTATAAATAGAGCGCCCGCAGGAGTATTATATGTTCCCGAACCAACAGTGAATTCTTGATAGTTTGGCGCAGAAAAAGCCCCCCATACACCATCACCTCGCCAGTAAGTAGAGCTGCTTGCAGAAGTACCGCTATTTAAATTGGTAACCGGGA